TCGTCATCATCATCGGCATCATCAACATCATCATCATCATCATCATCGGCATCATCGGCATCATCATCATCATCATCAGCATCTACATCATCATCAGCATCAGCATCATCATCGTCAGCATCATCATCATCTGCATCATCTGCATCAGATACATACACTGGTTTATGTTTGACTTCATAAGCCTTATCTCTAGTTATGCTGGTATAGTTGATGTCTTTTTTTATTCTATCAACGTCCGTCTTAATTTCATTAAACGAGGAATTCTGCATAACATACGTTTGTATTTTACGCCAATGTGTCGATATAGATGATATAGATGGTATAGGCGGTTGGTTTATATTGAAATCGGCGGGTAAGACCTTGTCATACATTGTAATTATATATATTATATCGTAAATCTCAGTTATGTATCTATTAATATTAGTTAGAAGTATATATGCGGCCACCACATCAGTGATATGTTTGGTGGCGCGCTTGCGTGTACTACTTCGTCCCTTGGTGTGTCGAGAAGGCTTGAGATCGTCATGCGTAGGTTCGAGATTGTCCTGCGTAGGTACAATACTATCCCTATATGAAGATAATATTGTTATATACTCGTATAATTTTTCTACTACCTGTTCTTCGGATTTTTTCTGTTCTTCGATAATTTCAGTGGTTCTGGGGGCTGGCTCCTGTGCCTGTACCTGTGCCTGTGCCTGTGCCTGCTCTTGTGTCTGTGCCTGCTCTTGTGTCTGTGCCTGTATAGGCAATATAACTGGTGGACTGGGGTCCGGTGTGACTATTAAGGCAGGTACTACCTCGGGATCCGGTGTGACTATCATGGTAGGTACCTGCGCTGGTGAATTCACTGCATCGGGGTTAAACGATTGAGCTCCACCCATTAATATCTCGTCATTTCCAATTCTACGCACGCACTCACCCTCCTTGATTTTCCATACGGAAAACATAGATAGTTTTAATTTAATTTCTGCAACTGGATTAAAACTACTAAATATATTATTTTTATTAATCAATTTTTCATAAGGTGTGTCAAGTGATAGAGTAAATATCAACATGTTTGTTATAAAGCTGTTTAGGATTTGGATTTTTTCTACTTGTGAAGAAGGAAGTGGTTCAAACATAGTTGTTATCAGGTCGGTTACGGTTGGCATGTTATCAATAGCCAATGGAACTGCTTTGCCTTTGGCTGCTTTGCCTTTGGCTACATTGCCTTTTCCTTGCGTTGTATATATCGATCCAATTAAAGATAGAATTCCAATACTAGAAAGAGGATACATTCTATGAATCTGTGAAGCCTTTTTATCACTACATTGTGCCAACATCATTTGACCTAGATTGAATTCGTATATGTCTGTGAACTTAATCTTATTTGTAAATATAGACTTTAATTTTTGCACTATATAAACAAATAACTGGTCGCCAGTTGTCGACAATTGACGCCAGGCATGATACCAAGAATTATTTAATGTTATATATTTATGGTGTAAAATATAAATGACAAAAATTAGTTGTAAATCACTAGAGACATTAGTTAGGGAATCGAGGGAGGAACTGTCCACGTTTCGAAAATGTGTTTGTGAACTAGTAAACGCCAGCGGCCTGGAAGCCGCATGCATGTGCCGAATAATATCAACCAAAATGCCTGACACTTTTAAGCATTGTAATTTTAGGTTGGATAAGACCAAACTATATAATGTTTCTATGCCTTTAATAAAATTATACTGTTCATAATAATTTAGATACTCTACGGTATCAAAGAGGGGTAGTATATTAGATAATTGAGCAGATATCATGTCATTCAATTCAACGGGGGACTTTAGTTTGTTCTTGGTAATAGTTAACTTACCTATATAACTGTCATATAAGTCCTTCATATTATCAGCATTGCCGTCCGTAGGAGTTCCTGTGTCGTCATATATGGGTGCAGCGAACTCAATCAGTTTTACTTGGGAATTCGTCGGATCGGGACGACCAAATAGGTCATTATACATAGTCGTATATTCAGTTATTTTATGGTTAATTATCGTTAGTTGATCAATTGTATATGAAAATATTTTTGATGAACTAACTGATGGAGTATTTACACAATTAATAACGGAATTATAAGTGCCCTTTGTATAAAAATTAAGACCATGATTTATACACCTAGATATCATCGGGCGCTCTCCGGTTAATATAATTATATACAAGGCTGTCATAGCTAATCTTAGCTGTCCTGCTATTTTTAAATTTTGCCTTCTAGCCAACGACTCCCAAGCACATTCTATTAGTTTTGCAAACACTATATGGGAAGTATCTCCTGTAAATTTGATTACTCCATATAATCGCAGTAAGATGTGCTCATGGTCTGTAAAATAATGCACTGTTGCTTTCCGTATTTCGTCTTCCATCAAATCATTTGATTTCGCACTAGCCGCGTTTCTTACTACTACTAGTTTATTTTGAGGTAAGGATAATTTAGCTTCGGCACTTTTAATAGCCAATGCACATTTTGGTTGTTCCGGGGTCCACGCAATCGGAGTTGTACTAGTATATCTAGTTCCAGGTGGGTATGATATAACATCAAACCCTATGGCGTGTTCAATCTCTTTTATATATTTACATATGACAAAGTCAACAGGGTTTTTTATCATAGTCGCACCAAAATCGTGTCCCAATTTAAACTCTGCTTTACCCTTGGATATTTTCACAAAGTTAATATGTCTCAAAATAAATAGTGATTTAGTATAAAATAATACATCAATTGGGTGCTTAGTGGACGGAGAACCAGCAGTAACTGCATAATAGGTATACAATAGTGTGGTTTGCCATAAAAAATTTAAATTTAACAATAACGCATTGTCGCTGACTTTCTCTAACTCGAATGTAGTTGGAGTAGCTGGAGGACTTATCAAATAGTTTATATACAAATAATTTAATGCATCGTAGTTCTGATAGGCACTATAATGAAATCTTTCCGCGGCGACTGATTCATTTAATGGAAGATCAGCATTATATATGGATGTAAATACATCGATATTTGGAGAACCTGCCGAATCAATTATATTATTTGGGCCTAATAGCCAATTATGTTTAAACGAATCTAATACAAATAATGTATTAGCCTGATAAGGTTTATTTTTGGTTATGAATGCTTTATTATATTGGCCAAATTTACTAGTTAAATCTGCTGGATTAAAATTGTTTTGAATATATTTACAATGTGAAATATCACCTAATTTAGTATTATCTAATATAGTACCATCGTTTGCTAGAGGAGCATCATAATTTACTTCATCATGAGCATTATCTGCGAAGAATGTGGTATTTGATGTTTTATTTTTAATAGCCAACCCGGCAGTATATTCTGCACTGATTGTTATTTTAAAATAGTCACATAACTCGGCCAAGGATGTTATATTATCATTTGAATTTGCCATATACTACTTGAATATATTATTATTACTCGTACCAGTCTTAATATTATTTATAGTCAGCTAGGTCTACAGATAAACTAATGTCTGCCAACACCTTTAACGATTCTTTCTGATTCATCTTGGATGAAGTATTTCCTGCTAACTTTACATATTTATCTTGTAATTTATCATTTGTTGACCAATTTGGATACTGTTGATCAAATGCGGCAGGCCATTTTTGCCTTATTCCATGTTCTGCGGTTTCTATTACCTTTTCTCCCGTACCCTGCTCCCAGCCTTTCTCTCCATCTTTTACATACCATTCGGATTTCATCGCATCTGTACAATGAAATGGTCTATCTGTTACCGCCAAAGGTTTTAGATTTTTAATGACTATATTTGTTATACAATCTGGTTTACGCTTATCTAAATCATTCATGGTTAAATGAAGATTCTTTGCAAAGTCTTGGATTGACATTGCATTTGCGCATTGCTCATTAAGAAATAGATTTACGTTAAATATTTTTTGATTATTAATGGTATTATTGTCTCCTGTTATGGTATTCTTCTTCATCAATTCTTTAACCGTATCCATTACTTCTGTCATACATGCTAATAGTGGTGCTATATCTTTTGTGCCTGTTGCCTCGACAGAGGATGTAGCGGAGTCTTCTTGCCACGTACATTTCTTTTTATGTCTATAAACTCCACTCATATATTTATACTCTTTACCACATGGGCATTTATTAGTTGTATGAAGCAACTTTTCTTTTAGCGATGCATCTTTTGGTACCATTGTCTTATTTAGGTGTTTTTTAGAGTGTATATGCTTTGTCCAGGATGATTTTTTACCCGTCATATAGTCACAGATTGTACATTTATAAGAAGGCGACGTATTAGAGCAACCTTGAGCAACTAATTTTGTATCATTTAATACCATTCTAATGGTATACTAAAAGTTGCTTAAGTCCTTTTTTACATATTTACTTTCTTGGGTTATTTCAAAGTTCTTGAGCAACTTTTAGCAACTTATGACATACCATTTCATACCATTTTTATATATGCAGTGCCATATAGTATCACATATATATTATTTATCTCCTCTCGTGGTCTGATAAGTCATTGCGTCGCACAAAAGCAACTTTTAGCAACTTTAAACATACCATTTCATACCATTTAATGGTATGTCAAAAGTTGCTCTTATATTTTTTCTGAGGACAAAAAACGCCGAAATATCCCCCTTACATAGGGGACCTACATGATTTTTGACTTCTATCTGTTTTTCCACTTACACGCCTAAGCAACTTTCACTTATTTCGTGTTTTTCAAAAGTCATTTAGATTTGAAGGTTTTTATAATATATTGTCCAAATATTTTTGACTTTTGGAAAATGAAATAATATACATTTTAATTATTTTATACATTTTAATTATTTTATACATTTTAATTATTTTATACATTTTAATTATCAAATCACGTCGAGCAACTTTTAGCAACTTATACATACCATTTAATCATATGCCGTGCGTAAATTATAATTTATATATAATATTGTAATCATATATGGTCCGCCGAACCATTATTTTATATAAGAGCAACTTTTAGAGACATTAAACATACCATTTCATACCATTTAATGGTATGTCAAAAGTTGCTCTTATATTTTTTCTGAGAACAAAAAACGCTGAAATATCCTCCTTACATAGGGGACCTACATGATTTTTGACTTC